GTATGGAAGAAGGACAACGTGATCGCCCACATGGTTAGGCAGCTTGGCGCTATGGATGACACGTTATTCGAGTACATAACGCCGTGCCGCAAAGCAAAGTAGCCGGGGCGACCCGGCTGACATGGGGTGTGACACGGATGAATTGCCCCGGCCAGGGTTCAAAGCCCAGCGCCCCACCAGAGCAACCCAACGAGAGATGATGACGGCTTTGAGGGTTGCAGAGCACAACGAGCACAATGCACGATATGTCATCAGCACAAGGGACATGGGAGTGATGCCATTGCACGTATGACGCTTGAATGTGGATGACATATCAGCGGCGGGGCAGATGGGTTAGCCCCGCCGACATGGAGGCACAGGCATTGCGGCGGGTTCGATTCCCGCAGCCTCCACCAAGTGCCATATATGGCTGTGCCGCCTCCGGGGGGCGGATAAATACCCCGGTACGATTTCAACGGGAGGGATGACATGGCGAGTATGTATGACATCGGCGCGAGGTACGCCGCACTGTTGGACGCAATGGAGAACGCCGAGGGCAACGACGAAGCCTATGAACTGCTGGACGCGCTGGCGGAGATGGACGATGAACTTGAGGTCAAGGCAGAGCAGTATATCCGCATTATCAAGGCTAAGGAGGCCGAGGCAGAGGGCTTCAAGAAAGAGGCCGAGCGATTGACTACCAAGCGTCAAGCCGCCGAGAATGTGGCAAAGCGGCTGAAACAGGCCATGCTTGACGCTATGAAGATGGCGAACAAGACGGAACTGCCTACCAGCATCGGCAAGTGGCGGGTACAGAAGAACAACCTGTCATGCGAGGTATTGGACATCGACAAGATTCCGATGGAATGGCACATCAAGGTCGATGACAAGATCGACAAGGCAGGGCTTATCAAGCACTACAAGATGACCGGCGAGATCATGCCGGGTGTTGAGTTCAAGCAGACTGAGGGCATCAGGTTTAAGTGAGGAGGTTTAAGCCCATGAGCAAGTACAAGAATCCAATTGCGAAGATCGAGAAGGTCACTATCCCGACGTGGGAGTACGCCGGTCTGGTGAGGGCATCTACCATGATGGAAATGACCGAAAGGCTGGTCAACGGCCTGGACGAGTACAAGGTGCGCGACGTGCTGAAGGTGCTGTTCGACGGCGGGAAGGAGGAAGATGTGTAATGCCAAAGACTAAACAGGGCGAAGCCTATACCGTATATATGCACACCACACCAAGCGGGAAGCGATATATCGGTATTACGGCTCAAACTGTTGAAAAGCGTTGGCAAAACGGATACGGATACGCATACGGTGAAAACGATTATTTCTTCAATGCGATTCGCAAGTATGGTTGGGATAATATCAAACACGAAATCTTGTTTGATGGCTTGACTAAAGAAGAAGCCGAAGAAAAAGAGATCGAATTGATTGCGAAGTATAACACGATAGCACGGGAATATGGTTACAACCGTGAGACTGGCGGTTATGCTACCCCAAAGCATACAGAAGAATATAAGCGCAAAATGAGCGAACTGCAAAAGAAGATATGGGCCGAATCAGATGGGAGGCGAGAAAAGGCTGCGGCTTTTCGGCGCGGTAAACATCTTTCAGAAGATACGAAAGAGAAGCTGCGGCAAGCCAATTTAGGCAAAAAGCAATCAGCCGAGACGAAAGAAAAACGAGCAGCAAAACTTCGCGGGATGAAGAAACCAAAGACATCCGAAGCTCTGAAAAAAGCATGGGCTGATGGAAGGATGAAGGGAACAACCGGGAAGCATGGCAGCGAAAAACAGAAGGAAGCGGCAAGGAAATCGGCAATAATAGGTGCTATAGCTTCTCGGAAACCAGTTATTCAATACGACAAAAGCGGCAATCGTATTGCGGAATTTAAATCTATTGCAGCGGCGAAAAAAACACTCGGATTGCCACATGCTCAAATTTCTGCCGTTTGCAAAGGTCAACGAAAAAGTACATATGGAATGTACTTTAGATACAAAGATAAGGAGGAATGACCTATCGCGATCCCTGTACTTCTCATTGGAAAATCTGGAAGCGGCAAGTCCGCTTCCATGATGAACCTCGACCCCACCAAGACGGCGCTGATTAGCGTACTCGGTAAGCCGCTGCCGTTCAAAGGCAAGTTCGACCAGGTTGTAACCGATGACAGCGCAAAGATCATCGGCATCGTCAAGGCCGCAAAGCGCAACATCATCGTCGTGGACGATGTTGGGTATACGATGACCAATATGTTCATGCGTGACCATGCGGCTGGCGGCGGCGGCAATGCCGTGTTCGCCCTGTACAACAACATCGGGGACAAGTTCTGGAATATGATCGAGGCGGTGCGCAAGATTCCCGAAGATAAGCGCGTGTACTTTATCATGCACGAGGAACAGAACGACTTCGGCAACATTCGCCCCAAGACCATCGGCAAGATGATCGACGAGAAGGTGTGCCTGGAAGGGATGTTTACCATCTGCTTGCGGTGCATCGTTTCCAACGGCAAGCACGTTTTCAGAACGCAGAGCGACGGCCTGGACGTGGCTAAAACGCCCATCGGTATGTTTGAGGATTTGGAAATTCCCAACGACCTTGCAATGGTGGACAAGGCCATTTGCGAATACTACGAAATTGGAGGTAACAAAGCATGATTCTTCCCAACGACTTTGATAAGGCCAAAGCCTATGACGGCAACGGGGGCTTTACCCCGCTGCCGGTAGGCGGGCATATCTGCAAGATCATAGGTGCGCGGGAAACGAAATCCCGCAACGGCAACGACATGGTGGAAGTCGCTTTCGACATTGCCGAGGGCGGCGAGTTCGACGGACGCTTCCAGGAGCGGTTCAATTCCATGAGGGCGCAGAGGGCCGACGCGAAGTGGCCCAACGGCGGTATGTTCCGAACCGGCGTACTGACCAGCGACGGCAAGACCAGCGGGTTCTTCAAGGGCCTGATTACGGCGATTGAGGAGAGCAACCCCGGCTACAGCTTCAAGGCCACCTGCGACGTGAACACGATGAAGGGCAAGACCATCGGCTTCAACTTCGGCGAGGAGGAATACATGGGAAACGACGGTACGCTTAAAACGGCTGTAAAGGCGGTCTACGCTGTTTCCGTGGCAACAGTCAAGGAAGGTATCGAGCCTCCTAAGAAAAAGGCGTACAAGCCCCGCCAGGGCCAGCAGATGGCGGCACAGGGATTCACGGAAGTTGAAACGCCGCCTGACCTTCCCTTCTAAGCCTATGGTGCTGCATTACTGTGACATCTTCACGGATTGCTACCATTGTCCTGCACCGTTCTGTCCTTACGAGAAATTGGAGGACGGAACGGAGGCGGGATGGGCAGCGGAGGATGAAGAGGAAGAGGAAGAAGAGAACGAGGGGTGGTGAGAACAACGGCTGAACGTGATTTCAAAGGCGTATGGATTCCGAAGGAAGTGTGGTTGGACAAGCGGCTGAGTATGCTTGACAAGGGCATACTCACCGAGATCGACAGCCTGGACATGGGTGAAAAGGGATGCTTCGCCAGCAACGAACACCTTGCGGAGTTCTGCCAGTGCAGTGAGCGAAAAGTAACGGAATCCGTGTCCAAACTGATTAATCTTGGCTATGTCAAGGTGATCTCGTTTGATGGTAGAAAGCGATTCCTGCGAAGCTGCCTCGCATTTTCTGCTATGCAGGATGGAAAAAACTGCAAGGCAGAGTGGAAAAATCTGCGAGATAGTAATACATCTATTAGACCATTGAATAAACCAGATATGTCTATATCGTCTATCGAAGATGACTTCTCAAAATTCTGGGCCGCATATCCCCGGAAAGATGGCAAGGCTGATGCCCTCAAAGCGTGGAAGTCACTAAAACCGAACGCCGATCTACAGCGGGTAATCCTTGAAGATATTCGCCGCAGGATGGAGAGCGGCGGGGCATGGTACAGGACGGAAAAGCGGTTCATCAAGTTACCCGCATCATATCTGCGTGGACGGCGTTGGGAGGACGAAGGAGGTGTGACGGAGGTTGCAGAGCATCGGGAACCTGATCCAATCGTCCTCACCGACGAGGAACGGGCAGAGATTGACCGCATCTACGCTCAAAACGGACGGGACGCTTTCATGTGACACCAGGGACTACTGGACGAAGTATTTCGGCACTGATAACAGTATCCGCAGGTGGGACGAGGCCCACGGGGTGCATTTAGTGCGGAGCGAAACGACGGGAGCGCCGGTGTTCTGGGCCGAGAAGGACAGGCTGTTTGGGGACGATGTGGTGGTCAGCACCTACCCCTCATACTTTGAGGGCAGGACGTTGGACCGGTTCTCGGTGCGGCTGTACACGTTCGGTGCGAACCAAGACAAGGCGCAAAGGGCACTGGATGTCGTGACGAAGTACATTGACAGGTACGCCATGATCGTAAGTCAGTACGGCGGCGGTGGTCTGTACTTCTATTCCAGGGAGCGGGGCAGCGGCAAGACGTTCCTCTCCACCATACTTGGTAATGAGTTGAGCAGGAAGGGGCATAGGGTACGCTGGTACGGCATGGTCAATCTCTTGCAAGAGATCAAGGCGGGATATGACCGGGAGAGCAGTACATCGTCCTCGGAGATCATCAACACCTGCCGCAACGCCGAGGTGCTAATACTGGATGACATCGGCGTGGAGAAGCAGAGCGCATGGGTGAATGAAACCATGTACTCGATACTGGACTATCGTTTGAGCCAATGCAAGCCAACGATCTTCACGTCGAACCATAAGCCCCATGAGTTGGCCTACGACGAGCGGATCATCGACAGAATCAGCAGAATGACCGAACTTGTAGAGATGCCAGAGGAGAGCGTGAGGAAGAAGCTGGGGTCGAAGAACCCGATGGGTGCGTTTCTGGAACAAAAGGAGGAATTGACGGATGACATTTTTTGAGTGGTGCGCTGCGGGAGCGAAGATCGGGGTAACTGCCTTTTTCGCGGTGTTCGTGTTCCTGCTGTGCTGCGGTGTGATTCTGGGCCTGTTCACGTTCCTGGCGGCGTGTTTCGGGGGGGATGACGAGTGATCTATATAGGCGTTGACCCTGGACAGCGTGGCGGGTATGCCGTCATATCCACCAGCGAGACAGGACAGGCGGTGTTCGCCTACCCTTGGGACGATACGTTTTTCGTGACGGAGATGCAAGCACTGTCTCATACGGGAAACGGCATCGTCGCCGCCGTGGAGAAGGTCGGGGCAGTTCACGGGAACGGCATTGTTTCCATGTTCAACTTCGGCAAGAACGCTGGGTACATTGAGGGTGTGCTTTCCGCGCTGGGGATTCCATATCAGCTTGTGCCGCCGAACGTATGGAAGCGTGAGTTCTCCCTGATCGGGAAGGACAAACAAGCGTCCATCACCACCTGCCGCAAACTGTTCCCAGACCTGGACTTGAAGCGGACGGAGCGTTGCAGGACAGACAGCGACGGTAAAGCGGAATCCGCGCTTTTGGCCTGTTACGCTATGCGGCATTTCGGAGAGGGGTATGTGGAGTGACACTCGGTAGCCTTTTCGATGGTATAGGCGGTTTCCCGCTGGCTGGCGTGATGTGCGGCATAACCCCCGTGTGGAGTTCGGAGATTGAGCCGTTTCCGTTGAAGGTTACGGCGGCGCGGTTCCCGGAGATGAAGCAGCTTGGGAGCGTAACGGGCATTGATGGCGGGGCGGTGGAGCCGGTGGACATCATCACCTTCGGAAGCCCGTGCCAGGATTTGAGCGTCGCCGGGAAGCAGCTCGGCATACACGAAGGGCAGCGATCCAACCTGTTCTTTGAGGCCGTGAGGATCATAAAGGAGATGAGAGAATCTGATGAGCGAACTGGCAGGACAGATGTCGATATTCGACCTCGGTTTGCCGTCTGGGAGAACGTGCCCGGAGCGTTCAGCAGCAACAAAGGCGCGGACTTCAAGGCCGTCCTCGAAGCCCTCGCAAATGTCAGTGAAAACGGAGTTTCAATTCCTCAACCTAAAAAGTGGGGGGGGTGCTGGGTGCGTCGTGGGAAACGGTTGGAGCATTGCTTGGCGGGTCTATGACGCTCAATACTGGGGAGTGCCCCAGCGTCGCAAGAGAATCTACCTTGTCGCGGATTTTGCAAGCGAACGCGCCGGAGAAATACTATTTGAGCGCGAGGGCTTGCGAGGGGATTCTGAGGAGAGCGGAGCGTCGTGGGAAGGTATTGCCGCCGATGCTGAAGGAAGCGCTGGACGAGGTTGTATCGCTTTCAAGGAACGGGCTGGAAAACCAGGGGGGGGCAAGGGAATCCTCCCAGCGGTAGACCGTGCGTTCACGCTGAGTACGAACACTGACCAGAGCGTGTGCTATGCCATGAAAGGCAATTTCATAGACCGTGATACCAAGCAAAACGGTTGCGGTTGGCGTGACGGTGAAATGTATACACTGGATGCCACGGACAGGCACGGAGTTGCCTATGGGATAGATTGCCGCAACGCTACGCTGGACGAAGAAAAGACGCACACCGTTCAAGCAAAAGCCAATGGTGGTATAAGCCTGAATTGTACACCGAGCGTATGCTATCGCAAATCAACGAAACCGCGCAATACTTTAGATGTGGAAATTTGGCGAGCTGATGATACTACTAATACATTGAATACTTTTGAGTATTCGGATGTCAGAACAGCAGAGATAGTGGTTGAGAGGTATGAATGAAACTTGTATTTCCAGAAACGACGGGTGCGCTGTGCGCGAAGATGAACCGTGGGTTGCCCGGGCAGGATGCGGTGAACGGGATGGTAGCGGTGTTCAAGGTTGGGCCGTCTGCGTCGGCAACGGACAACTGCACCAGACAAATCTGGGGGGGGTATCAGGAGCATTGAATTGTATGCACGATCAACAGGCCGTGGTCACTAATGGGAAACCTCCGCGCAAATACATCGTACGTCGCCTTACCCCAACGGAGTGCGCGAGGTTACAGGGGTTCCCCGATGACTGGTGCGATGGTCTGGGCGGCAGCGACAGCGCGATCTACAAGGCGTATGGAAATGGGTTGGCGCTTCCGTGCGCGTATGACGTACTACGAAGGATAGCGAAAGAGGCGAATAGCGAATGAAGAACAGCCCTTGCCACAACTGCCCGCGACGGTCGGCAATCTGTCATGCGCAATGCCCGGACTATCCAGCATGGGTGGCGGAGCGGGCCGAGGAGTGCAGGGCCGGGAGAAGGGCCGTCGATGCGGACGCGCACACGGCGGCGGTGATCGAGCGCAATCTGAGGCGCGGAGGGCACAAGAGAAGGAGGGGTCAAAGGTGAAATACAGCCGGGAAGAAGTATTGCGGGCGCTGAAACTGTGCGCCGCTGACGATTTCGAGCAATGCGTGGCGCAGAAGTGCCCGTATTTGGGCGGGGACGCTGACGGCAATGTGTGCATCCACAACCTGATCGCGGACGTTGCCGAGGTCATGGAGAACTCCGAGCCTATCATCAACGGGGTCTGGCGGTATTACGTGAACGAGATGGGCAAGGCCCGGTGGCGGTGCAGCGTATGCGGGCACGTGGTCAAGCACGACCCGAACGACTTCAAGAGGTGCACGTGTGGGGCGCATATGACAAAGGAGGCGTGAAGGATGAAAGCGTACAAGGGTTTCAACAAGGATATGACGTGCCGGGGTTTCCAGTACGAGGAGGGCAAGGAGTACACCACGGACACGGCTGAACTGTGCAGCAGCGGGTTTCATGCCTGTGAGAATCCGCTGGACTGTTTCGGTTACTACAATCCCGGCAACAGTGTGTTCCATGAGGTCGAACTGGATGCCACGGACGATATTTCGGGCGACGATTCAAAGCGCGTCGGGAAGCGCATTAAGATCGGCGCGAGGCTGGATGTGGCGCATATCTGCAAGGCGCATTTCGAGTATGTGAAGGAGCATACCACGTGCGAGGAACAGGGGAATGATTATGCTAATTTGTCAGCGCAGGACTGGAGCAGCCTTGCCGCGCGGAACAAGAGCAGCCTTGCCGCGCGGAACAAGAGCAGCCTTGCCGCGCAGGACTGGAGCAGCCTTGCCGCGCAGGACTGGAGCAGCCTTGCCGCGCGGAACAAGAGCAGCCTTGCCGCGCGGAACAAGAGCAGCCTTGCCGCGCAGGACTGGAGCAGCCTGTCAGCGGGCAAAAATTCCGTACTCGCTGCCTTTAACAGTAAAGCCAAGGCGGGCATTGGTTCGCTGATCGCGCTTGCGACGCGCGAGTGGGTAGGCAGCGAATACAAGATTACCGGCTGCAAGGCCGCTGTGGTTGACGGTATCACGCTGAAACCAGATACATGGTACACGCTGAAAGACGGCGAGTTCGTGGAGGTAGACGAAAATGAGTAGGGCGTTAGTAGTAGTCACCCACGGCGACCAGAGCATGGCGCAGCCCATGGCGGGGGCGCTGGTGGAGAACATGACACGACAGGTCATACCGCTGGACAGTGCGGAGTTAGCAGCGGTCAAGGCTGAACTTGCGGAGGTCAAGGCCGAGAAAGCGCGGCAGGATGCCCGCGAGGGCGTTCGGGACGCAGCGGAGGAAAAGCGTTGGGCGGAGATTCAAGCGAAGATGGAAGCGGCATACGCCGTGCGGCAACCGGGGCCGGTGCGCGGTGCGCTGCTGCTGGGCTGGGCGCTGCTGTGGGAGGTTATCGGCGCGGCGTATGACAGGCTGAGCGCGTGGAACAGGGAGGCGTGAGCATGAGTGACATTATGACGGTGAAGGAGGAGGCC